ATATTAACTATTTTATCTACTTGTTCTTGATTCTGTATATTGAAACATAATTCATCATGAACCGTTAACGTAGGACATAAGCCCTCTTTATAACATTCTACCATAGCTTTTTTTGTTTGATCGGCACTCGATCCTTGGATTAGTTTATTCAAAGCTTTGTATGTAAAGGCTCTTCTTAATCTATTTTTAGAACCATATTCTTTCTGTGCATCTTCTAATGACATAGCTTTGTTATATGAATAAGAAACAGGTTCCCACATATCAAACCTACACTTACGTCCTAGCCAAGTTCTAATTACACCATGTTCTTTTGCATGATTAGATGTTTTATCAGCAATACCTTTTACAAAAGGAACCTTCTCATGATATGTAGCCAATAGCCTTGTTGCCTCTTCTTCATCAATACCCATGACACTAGCTAGTTTTTTCTTACCCATTCCATACATAATTCCAAGGTTCACAGTCTTAGCATTCTTACGAGATATACCTGCCATATCAGCTACCATCTGATGGAAGTCAGCATTTCCTTGATTATACATTTCTATCACTTGATCTATCTGAGGATGTTTATTTACACCTGTCAAGCTACCACAATAATGGGCTAACCATCTTGGTTCTTGTGATGCATAATCAAAGGAACCCCATTTGTGGCCCTCCTCCGGGATAAACAGTCCACGAATTAATTTCTTAATCTCAGGATCTCGTGCAGGGATCTGCTGCAAATTGGGGTTGCTTGAACTAAAGCGACCTGTTACAGTTCCTCCATCATCGGATCTTAAAGGATTAAAATCACAATGAATTCTACCCTTATGAGAATGATTAAGAATAGTTTCAACAAACGTAGTGTTCGCTTTATTAAGTTCTCTTATTTTAAGAATCTTTGCCGCAATGGGGTGGGGATTATTAGAGAGAAATTGTTTTGTAAACATGGGTGCCCCAGACTTTTCTGTGCGAAGATAGTGGATCCCAAGGGAGTCAAACACCTTTGCTATAGATGTAGCGACCCAAGGTTCAATAGAGAAACCTGTTTCCGTGGATACCTCTTGAAGTAATTCTTTCTCACGTTTAGCTAACATCTTTTTAACTTTTTCCGCTTTATCCACATCAACACGAACACCTTTTGTTTTCATGTCTAATAACACCGGAAGTAAAGAAGATTCTAAATTAAATATAGAATTACATTCTTCTTTATCTAAAATAGGTCTTAGATGATCCCAAAGTTTTAATGTAACACTAGCGTCTTGTTCAGCATAAGCTCCAACAAAACGACTAGGTAATTGCCACATACCAGACTTTGCATCAACACCAAAATATTCGGCTGCCTTGTTCATCATTCTTTCGTTCTTGTACTCTCCAAGGTATTCCCCTGCGAGTGAGTTAAGATTGTAGTATCTTCGGTTCTCATTCAAAAGAGGTGCCGCAATCATTGTATCTATAATCTTGCCTTGAACTTCTATGCCCTCGGCTCTTAGCCAACCTAGATCATACATAGAGTTGTGAAATACTTTTTCTATGTTAGGTGTTGCCATTTGTTTTTTTAACCAGGAGAAAACTTTCTTTGGTTGTATGTTGCCACCACCCTCATGTCTTATTGGATAGTAGCCAATAAAATCTCCTGCAGCCACAGCCACTCCAATTACATATCCATCATTTCTACACCAACCCGGACCAAGCTTCATTAAATTTGGATCCCTTGTCTCTAAGTCAACGGCTATTCTATCGCACTTAGTTAAGTCTGGAAAAGAAGATGGAGGAGACCAATCAGTTTCTAATCCAATGGATGCTACTTCTTTTATTTCTTCATTCATTAAATCTGGCATGTCTTCTGGACCCTTTGCTTTAAACCAATCTCCACCCATGTTGGCAAGATTATATTGATGTTTTTTAGTCATCGTTTATTATTTCTCCACCTAATGCTGCGTAGCCAATTATATCTATCCACGAATCATCGTGCTTCATTGACTCAGCTAACCTAGCTAACTTAACTCCAATCATACAAGCAACAACTTCTTCGGGTGTTATTTCTCTAGCTAATACAACAGACCATATCTTGGCTATCCGTTCATGATTAAATTTAGCTGGTCCATACTCCTTGGCTCTCGGACCATTGATTAATCTCTCAGCTTCATCTAAAAAATGTTTTCTATCTTTCTTAGCAAAGTCTTTAATCTGTTTCATATTATCTTTTAATTCTTTTGATATTGTCATAATAGTTTAAATCCATTCTCTGTTTTTGATTCTACAATATGTAATTCTTTTCTTGCTCTCGTTGCACCAACATAAAAAGTTCTAACCTCTGAATCCTGGTCAGCACTATTTGCACATGCTCTAGATGATTCTAGCATTAGTAAAACATTATCAGCCTCTCCTCCTTTAGCTTTATGAATTGTAGATATTTTTATTCTTGGGGATCCGTTCCAGATCTTCTCGCCACTCTTTCTTACTGAGTTGATATACGTTAACTCCCTATCCGATACATTCACTACTTGGTTCCAATGTGTTTCCGCAGAAACATTCAGACACTCTGCCATGTGCTCTATTGAGTATAGTTTTTCTGGATCTATAGAAGTTAACACTTTTTTCCCATGTTTGGTAAACACATGAGGCTGTGTTATCTTTGAAAAACTCTTCCATTCGCTTATCGATAGTTCGTGATTTTTGCAGATTTTATTCCAAACTTCTATTCCGTTAAGTACATTTGGAGAAATAGACCAACCGGAACCTTCTTTCCAAAATAGATATCCGTTATCTTTAATGAGGGCAGCAATTTTATTAGCAATATAATTTGTTCTTGCAAGGATCAACCACTCTCCAGTTCTTAGGTCTACATCCATTATATCGTAATGCCATACAACTGAACCTTCTCTTGAGGTGGGTTGCCAATCTTTTGTTTGTCTTGTCGATAGCCTTTTGACTAAATCCTCTGCTATATTATGCACAGACAAGGGTATTCTATAAGACTTATTTAAAATTATCTTGTTGGTACTAGCGTTTAAAAAATCTTTGACATCAACTCCCATCCAAGAATATATGCATTGATCATCATCTCCTGCATAAAAAACTTTCTTTGATCTCGGTACTAAGACTTTCTTTACCATCTCCCATTGCATGGGAACTAAGTCTTGTGCCTCGTCAACGATAAGGACATCTAAATTCGGACCTTGATCCTGAGTTATAAAATCTTGAATCATATCAACAAAGTCACGTTTCTTCATTGTTCTTTTGTAATCATTCAATGCTTTCTCAACTATCTTAGCTTGTTGGAAGTTTAACTTACGATCATTTGTATCACTAAATTGTTGCTCAAGACTAACACCTCTAACACGAGCCATTTGTATTAAACCAAGATAAGCATCTCCACCTTTCCCTGCCGTAAACAAAGTACCCTCGGACATGTTTACCGATGAGTTAGCCGAGAACTCTAGACCTAAAAGTTTACCTAATTGATTGTAATCAATTCCTTTTAAAACATCTCTGCCATTCATTCCCAACCATTGAAAAGCTAATGAATGAAGAGTTCTAAACCAAACCATTTGCTCTGCACTCATACCTAGCTTTTCTGCCGCACGAGTTCTTGCTTCTTCTGCAGCCTTTCTACTAAATGAAACGAAAGCTATTTTATCTGGAGGTGTACCATTTTCTATTTCTTCTTGGACGATAGAAATAAGTCTTGTTGTTTTTCCCGTCCCTGGTGGACCAAAGATTGTTGTTTCCATTAGAACGGCACCTCTTCTTCTTCTATCTCGATACTCGGAACTTGAACCTCGGAATCAAACTCTGGAATCCACCAAACCCTCATACTCTTCCATTCGCCCTTTGTATTCTTAAAGTTCTTAGCACCATTAGCCGTCTGATTATTATTCAATTCTTTTAGCCGTTCTTGTATCTGACCACGGCTATAGCTATCAAACTTCTTGGCTCTTAGGAACTGCATCAATGAATCAAGCTTAAAAAAAGTTTTTTTATCTTCCGTCCAAGGTTTACCAAGGGATAGTTCTTCGGCTGATTGTGCTTGCACCCTTCCGGTACAATAGTTCTCAAGCAACTCAAGAAACTGACCTTTGTATGTTAGCTCTTCGGGAACTTCTATTTCATTAACATTTTCTAATAAAGAATTAATCAAGGCTTGCCAATCTCCATTCTTCATAACCGGAGGCATGTAGTTTAATTGTTCCATGCATTGTCTTTGAAATTTTAAAGGCACCTGCAAATCTTCTGTTGATAACTCTAATCTTCTTGTCTCTACATCAGCAAACCAAACCCTTGGCTCTGACAAAACAACAGACAGTCCACTTATATCCATCGTTTGAACTTGACTCCCTACCCCATATTTTTTTGTTTTACACAAAGATTTATTACAAAAAGAACATAATGGTTGTTGATCACATGTATAAAAATATTCTTTCTTTTCCATCTGACCTTGTATGGTTACAATATCTGATGCAGGTAATGGAGGAGTGCAATAAGTTATGTTAAAGTTTTCTAATAATGCTTTCCAATTATCCGGATCCATCTTTTTAAACATGACGGCTGCATTAAACATAGACGTATTCCTACCACCTTCGGGTATGCCTTGTTTTGCCATCGTGGATATACATGGAGGACTCTCTTTAAATTGATCGGATGTTCCACCAAAATCAAGCGACAGAAAATCCTTTGGTAATACTTCTCTACTATCTTTTAATTCAATAAATTCTTCAAGAGTTGCTTCTTCTCCATCTTCTTTGATGGCATATCTCATCGTTTGTTCTGAATCAAAATAAGGAAGGTTAATAAAATTTCCTACATCTCCACGTTCAACCAAGACTTGTTCTTGTTTAGGAAATATCTCACAGTTACCAAAACCTAGTATCGATGATATCTCAGAAGCTTTATCTCTAAATTCTCCTGCACCTATCCACTCTTTAAAGAAAAAGAATATGTGGGCACCACCCGATTTTGATCTGCAAACTACGGCAGGAATTTTAAACTTTCTAATTTTCTTATCTAATGCAACAAGGTCTAAAGGATATAAATCAATATCCAATGCACCAAACTTACATTTGTTTTCTTCATTGATAGGAATAG